TTTAGAATTCCACTACGATTTTAATATCTTCTGTTTGGTCAGATGCACGAGAGATTGGGCGTCTATTTTCGATATAGATAACTTTCCCGCTGTCTGGTTGTAGTTCTGGATTCGCATATGTACTTGCAGTACCAACACCATTACTATTTGAACCTGTAATAACATTAGAACCACTAAACGCAATTACGTTTCCATTTGCAGAGAGTCCATAGTTTGCATACTTCTCTTGTTGGTAATATATAGTATTCGTGGCAGAATCAAATTCTACAACTCTACCCACTGCACCAGTAGTTGATTGTGTAATAGTTTCATCAATCTCATATGCAGCAGAAGGCGCACCCGACAGTGTTACTGTATAAGTTTGTCTTGCAGTTGAAGATGTTGCAACAGTTGTCGTACCAAAGTTAAATGGATTTTTAATAATACCAACTTCTCTGAAGTCGTTTGCAACTGTAAAGTCTGCGCCTTCATTCTGTTCTAATTTAACATTAGTCATCACAAAGTGTCCACCAAGTTCATGTACTGCATCCTTACCATGTCCACCCTTTGGTGAAATGATAGGTTGAACTAAACCACCAGTACCACTACCGATATTTCCAGCAGTAGTTAGTCCTACATTAGTATACACGTTTGTCAAATCAATATTTGCGAATGTATAACCAGAACCGATTGTGTACATGTTTGTACCAGCAGAACCCTGTTTAACGATTGAACCACTAGCTACTACAATCTTTACGATACCATTTGCACCATCTCCATCCACTGGAGAATAATAAGTTCCGTCTGTATAACCAGAACCAGCAGTTGTTCTTACAACATCTAATGCACCATCTACGGCGTCACCTGATACTGTTGCGTCTGTACTCACTGGAATAAAATCTGATGTTAAGTATTTTGTAACTTCAGTAGTTGTAATCTTGTACATATACTGTAGTCTGTATCCACCCAACTCAAAAGGAGTTGAAGTTTCAGACGTAGGTTCAGAACCACTATACGCAACTCCACCGTTATTGTCAAGCACTTTATAGACTCTATAATCAGAAGTCATAAAGTAATATGTACCAGCATATAAGTTTGTTGCACCACTTGTTGTAGTGTTAGATGCACTGATATCATGTTCGTACATATCGTAAATTGTATTGTTTGCCCAGTTTCTTCTAGGTAGAACGTATGAAACATCAGAAGATGAGATTAGTTTAGCAGCAAGCATAGAATCCCATTTGTAATGTTCTGTTACTACATCATCAATTGGTACTGGTGGAGAGTTATCTGTACCGCCAGTAGTCGTTGTTGTAAACGGAGTACTCTTACCAATAAAAAGATAATACGTTGTGGGCGCAGCTTCTGAGAACGATTCAAAAAATTGTTCTGCATTATGCTGTCTGAAATGTTCTGTTATAATTGCTGCCATTGTTTTTTCCTATAATCTTATAATACTATTTAGTCTGTGCTTTAACTAGCAGTTCTGTATGAAAAATTAAATCCAAAAACTACATTTGTTCTAGTATCTGCTTTTCTTAAAGTTTGTCCGTTTGCCCCACCCCAATATGCATGTTCGTTAGCTGATCCACCTCTAGTGTCTGCAAGAACCAGTGTTGCACTTCCTGCCTGCCAAGCAAGCATTGGCAACCAGCTGGCCGATGCATTTGGTGCTGAACCATCTGTTCGCAATTCAAGATTTCTATGAATTGGAGATATTGCAGAACCAGATTCAATTGGAACATAGGGAAGAGAAGAAGTAATATTAATATGTGAATTTGCAGTGTTTGATAATAAGGCATATTGTCCATTGCTAGACCCTGCCGCTCCCCGATTAGGGCCTTCAACGTGTACCACTTGTCCAATCTTTGTATAACGCATACTCAAAGTTTCAGAACCACTATTAGAATCTGCAACAAGAATATCAAATCTGCCTTCTTCATAATCATTAAGGGCGTTTTCTGATGCAGAATCTCCATTAAAAGTTATGCCATTTCTTGTAATTCTAGCTACTTCTGTTTGAGTTGCAGCACCGCCACCATCAGAAATTTTGAAGTTTATTCCTGATAGTGCTGCATTTGATGAGACAGCACTACCTATACTATTATGCTCATTAGAATTACCACTATACTGAAATGACACTATAGGTTGATAAGTACCATCTACACCAGTACTTCTAATGACTAATCTAGCATCTGATTTGTCTGTAACATCAATACCCACGTTGCCTGAAAATGTAGGACTAGCAGTTGGAGACTTTGCAGCAATAGATGTATTGATTGCGTTAGCAAGTTTGTCTTCTGTTACTGCATCATCAGCAATATCAGCAGTGGCAATTGCACCGTCAAGTACCGCTGTGGATTTAATTGTATCAATTGCCATTATTTTTATCCTCTATTAAGCAACAGTTGCGCCTTGGTTTGCTACTGCAACCCATCCAACTGTAGTGTTATATACAAGAATAACACTATCACCAGCATCATTGAATGTAATGGTTGAACCACCAGCGAATGTAGTTGGTGTAAGTGTTGCATCTCCACCATCAACAATCATTGTAATTACCTTAACTTGTCCAACTGTTCCGTTAGCAAGTGTTAGTGCGTCAGCACCAGTTGAAGTAATTTCAGTAACCGTGTCAGTTAAATTGACTGCACCAGCACCAGACAAAGTTTGGACTGAACCGAACAATCCTGTTAGTGTTGCAGATGTTAGTGTCTTATTGGTAAGTGTTTGTGTTGCAACTTCTGAAACCAATGTAGAGTTTGCACCATCTGGAAGCAACATTGTATTTGTTACTGCAGCACTATGAGGCTGTGGTTTAATAGTTTGTCCATGTGAGTTTGCATGACAGTTTAGAATAATCTGTCCTTCAACTGATGAACCATCACCACGAACTTCAACGATATTGGTTGCTGGTGTAATCTGAAAATTACCAGATGCTGTAGAAGCATTACCAATTAAATTTCCAGTTACGCCTCCAGTAACATCGCCAGTAAGATTTCCAGTAACATCGCCAGTAAGATTTCCAGTTACGTTACCTGTGACGCTACCTGTCACATCTCCTGTTACGTTACCAGTAATATTACCTGTAAATGTACCAGCGATTGCGCCTGTACCAGTAATGGTTGGTGAAGTCAAAGACTTGTTTGTTAAGGTTTGAGTTGCAGCATTCAGTGTTACTGTATCTGCTGTAAGAGTAGAACCATCACCGAGCTTGGTGTATACTTCTACGAAATTGGCGTTCAGTTTGCCTGCTCCAGTACGAAGGTCATCACCTGTTCCGTCATTTGCAGAAGTTCCACGCCCTAGTGCTTGATATGCCATTTTGGGTTTCTCCTAGTTAATTACTATAGTTATTTATACGACTTAATCTACTGAGTATCATAAGTTTCTGACGAATTATCAAATGTACTTTCTAATGTAGAAAACAATGAGAACCCGCCTGTTTGGTTATTAGTTGCATCGAATGAGTTTGTTGAAACATCAAATGTATCATCACTCTCATCGAAAGTTTTTACTTCATAATCTTGTTCTAATCCTGATGCAGTATCAAATTTAGTTGCCGAAGAATCAAATGACACACCACCTTCATCAAATGAAGTTGCGTATCTGCCTTCAGTATCAGTCTGTTCATCAGCCTTATCGAAAGACTGAGAGGAAGAATCAAATTTAGTTGTTGTACTATCAAAGTCTCCAATACCAAAGACTGATTCATCAAATCTTTGAATTCCATCATCAAACGAAACAAAGTCATTATCAAAAGTATTATATAAACCGCCTCTACTGATATATATCTCAGACGGAGGCATAAAGTTAATTCGTTTAGTGAATGCAGAAGCAGGAATTGTTCCGTCTGCAAGACATATTTCACGAATACCTATGTATCCAATCTGTGCAAGAGTGTATTGATCACGAGATTGATTTGAACCAGCAGTTGCAATTCTGCCACTTGGATCACGATGATTTGGTATAACTGCATTTGAACCTGTAGGATGAACAGAGAATGCATAGTGTGCCACATTTTCCATTGTTGGGCCTGCAAGGAATCTTGCACCCCTATTAATATTCATTCTAACAGAAACATCAGATGTTAATGTAACATCTCTTCCGTCTGGTAAATCAGATAGTTCTGCATATCCAGTTACAGGAGCAGAGACTAATGATGCGTTTGTTACAGTACCCAAACGTCTTCCGAAGATTGTAGTAAACAAGTTCGTGAATGTAGATGCAAGTTCTGGAGAGAATGTATCATCACCAGTAAAGTCACCAATTGAACCAGCAGCAGGGACTTGAATTGTTGCAGATACTTGAGATGCAAAAGATACTTCACCAAACACATTCCAACCAGCTGGGTGGACTGAACGGCGAATAGAATCTCTCCATTGGTTGATGGACTCACCAACACGAACAACATATGAGTAATCTTGATAGTAGAAACTATCTTGAACTTTCATACTTTCAACAGATACCTTACCTCTTTCAGATTGGAAGTCACCAACCGTAGTACCAACTGTTCCAATCTCAACTACACTGGTTGCAAAATCACTTTGTACAATAGTACAAGTAGCGCCGGTGATTGTAGTTATAATATCACCCTCATCTAAAGATACGCCAGTATTTACTTTCAATAAGTTTCTAGTTGTATCAAAATTTACGATTGTGCCATTATGACTTGTTAAAGTATCACCAGCAGAAAATGTTCCAGTAAAATCTTTAATAATAAAGTTTCTATTGAATTGAGATGTAGGAATTGAAGTATAATTCAAACCAAAGTTTGTTATTGAAACATCACCAACTGCACCAATCTTAGGAGCTACAGTAGAACATGCATATAGTTCTGCACCACTACCACTAGAAGAGTCAACCGTAACAGTAGGAGTCTTTAAGAATCCATTACCACTATTAGTAATTGCAATCTTTGTAATTTGTCCAACTTCAGCTGAAACACCCAAGTCTACAAACGTCTGTGGTTCTAAAATAATTTGAGTACCATCTTCTAATACAAGATTGTCCAATTCACCTACAGATTGTTCAAGAGATGCAAAGAAAATATCTGCATCTTCTCTTAGAAGTTGTCTACCATCTTCCATGATGATATCACCAGTAAGGTCTTGTGTAGTACCTTCTTCTAGTGCATACTCTAAAGCAGACTTTTCAGTTAATAGAAAACTACTATCTTCTAATACAATATTATCGCCATCTTCGTTTGCAAGATAAGAGTTTCCAAGTGTAGCGTCTTCCATTTCAAAATTATCATTTTGAATTGTTAACAGATTTTGATTGTCTTCAGTGACAATTGAGTCTGGAGATGTATTTGGTTCTAAACTAATTCCACCACCAACTACAGCAACCTTTGCAGTAAGACTTGCACCTTCTGTTCCAGTTAGATTGAATACAAGATTATCACCTATAGTATATCCTGTACCACCATCCTCAATTAAAATTTCATTTACTGAACCTGGCGATATAGATTCAATTCTTGCAGTAGCAGCATTATTTCCACCGGCACCAATAGTAACAGTGTCACCTATACTATAATAAGAACCTCTATTAGTAACATTCTGTCCAGTAACAATACCTTTTACTACACCAGCAATTTCTAAATCTCTTGCAGTGTCGATTGAAGTTATTATCTCTCCTTCAACAAATGTTCCAACGATAGAGTTTTCGTCAAGGCTAAGTTCAGCAATATCAGTAGCGCCTTCTCTAAACTTAATAACAGTTATAAGAATAGCGGTTGCGCCAGAAGTCGAACCTGTTATAAATTCACCAATAGCAGTTGTGAAATCTGAGTTACCAGTTTCCGTTATACGAATAACTTTATCAGTAGACCACTCACCATCAGATGAACGTAATAGATTATCTCTTGGGTAAATTATTTCTGGTTCTTCATTGAAAAGAATTCTAAAGAATAATTTGTGGGCGTCAGCAGTACCTTTAGCTGCGTACAAGTCTTTAATACTCTTGATAAGTTTTCTTTTCTCTGTACCCTCAGCAAGAGTATTTGGAATGGACTCCATAAGTGAGTCTCTAAACTTATCAAGAAAACTATAAACTGTATTATCAACATCTGCATATTCTAAGAGTTGTTGAATATTTTGTACAGGGTTTGCACGATAAGATACAACAGTTGTTGTTGCACCAGAGGATGAACCAGTAATCGTTTCACCAGTTTCGAATCTTTGTTGAGATGTAATGAATAGTCTATTATTATCATCAAAGTCATCTACAAGAACCCTTGCAGTTGCTTTTGATTTAGAACCTACAATAGTTTCTCCAGCAGTAAACTTACCAGCAGAAGATTCCAGAACAACCTTCAATTCTTGTTCGTCAAGAATATAATTTGTTGTTATTGTTTCTTCTACAACATAATCATTAGAACCAGAAACAACAAGTTCACCAGCCTCCAAAAACTCATAATAGTATTTTAGAAATAAGGAAAATACAGGATGATCTGCCTTGATAAACTCAGGCAGTTGTTCTTGTATATGAGGCGATACCTTATTTTTTAAAGTTGGACTAGTCATCTAAAAACCTTACTAGTATGTGTTTTGTGTTGTGGAATATCCTGTACCAGCAGAAGAACCGCCAGAAAGAATTATATCAACAGCACCATCTATTGAGAGAGTATTCATATCAATTTCCAATAATTGATTTCTAACAGATACGACATCATTCGAAGCTGGAAGAATATCAATTGAAATTTTTCCATCCGTTGTAGTTGTACCAGTGATATTCAAGTCTGTTAAAACAATTTTACCAGTAAGATAATCAATAGTTCCTGCTGTAGAATCAACATAGTTTCTAGTAGTACCACCAACCAAATAGTAAGTTCTAATATTACCATTACCATCATCATCTAAAAATAGTGTGTTAGTATTACTAGAAATTGTAAATCCTGTAGATTTAGTAATACCACCCATAGCACTATTATGTCCAGAGTGTGGATTGTATAGAGGATTATTAAAATCAATAATGTATTGGGTAACAGTATTTAATGTAGGGGTTAATACTTTGTTAAGAGTTATTCTTGTTGTGTTCGAAAGAATTGATGTATCTGATGCATCAATCAATCTAGATAATTTAGAGTGTCTAAACACAACATCAAAGTTTTGCAAATCACTATCATTATAATTACTAATAGCTTGTCGAATAATAGTTTCCAAGTCTCCAACAGACTTTGTAGTTGTCTTACTATCAAACTTAAAACTTGTTTTTAATTTAATCTTTGTAACTTCTGGATTAATAAATGTTGGACGAATAGATGCAACATTATATTTTTTCAAATCGTTTGCAATACTATTCTTTTGTGCTTGAGTCAAGTTAACACCAGACTTAGTTCTTACAGATAGAAATACCTGTCCATAAATTGGTGGATCATTATCCTCACCACCCCAAACTTGAACTGCCTTTGTACCAGCATAAACTTGAGGGAGAATAGTTTTATAATCTTGTGTAGTTACTGCTCTACCCTGTGAAGAATAATCTAGGGGAGCATTAAACTTAATGGATGAAATAGATTCTGCATCTGCACCACCCCTTGCAGAAATTAAAGTTGCAACAGTTACATCAGTCTCACCATCTACAGATGTAGTAGAGAAAAGATTTGCACCATTAGCTTTTTCTTTATTAGTAACTACATACTGAAGTCTAACAATATTACCATTAGAGATTGCACTACCAACAACACCATCACCAAAGTAAACTTCAAATTTTCCATCAGAATTTTCTTGGATAAAATAAACATTTGCGCCAGAAGTAACTTGAGTAATATCTGTTGCTAAAGTGTAAGTAGTTGTATTTAAATCACTTGCAGAATTCTGTACAGATACTTGAAGAGTAGTAGTGTCTGCTCTAGTATCAGTAACCATAAACTTTTGTTCAATATTATTTAAGTCAACTGTATAGTTAGATGTTACAAGTGTTCCCTCATAGATAGGAACATTGATGAATCTCATAATACCGTTTGATGGAGTGACAGACAAATCTTCATTAGTCACAAAACCAAAAGTACTTCCATCTACCTTTGTAGTAAATCTTGTGCCTTTTGCAAGAGTAGCACTTGTAGCTGTAGATGAGTTCAAAGTAACATCAACATAAGCAATAGGAGCACGAACAGAGCGTGGAGTGTATCCAAGTTTCTTTGCATGAGATACTACAGAAGAGCGAAGAGTAGCAGTATCTAAAAATGCCTCGTTCATTGCAAAGTTGGCGTTCATTGCAAGATAGTGTGTGTTGTATGCAAGTAAGTCAACAATCTGCGACAAACCAGAACCTTCAAAGTTATAGTCTGTAAACTCATTCTGGTTCTTCATGTATGTCTTGAGATTATCTTTGATTAAATCAAAATCCAATTCAGTAACTTGTAATTTCTGTGCCATATTATTTGCTCTTCTCTAATTGTTTTGACATTATCTTAATCTCTCCAAATCTACATCCATACTAATAAGACCATCTTCAGAGTTTACTATATAAAATTCTATAGTAATATGATACCCATTCCTGTCAGTATCAGCATCAACTCTAACAGAAGATAGAGCAGCTCTTGGTTCATAATTAGTAATACATTCTTCAATATAAGTTGATAAGTTCATAGCGGTTGATTCATCAACAGGTTCGAATAGTATCTTTCTAACATCAGAACCAATCTCTGGATGAAAAGGACGTTCATAGAAATCTGTTTGAATAAGATTTCTCACACTCCTCTTAACCGCATCAGCATCTGATAGTGTAGCAATATCGCCCGTGATAGGATGCCTTGTAAAAGACAAACTAATATCCTTATACTTCCTAGTAGCCCTAGAAGGTGATACGGTTGCATCAGTAAACGAATTCGGGGTCAGTGCCATTTAAATCTCCTTAATTGTATTTATAACGAAAGTTAGAGATTAACAAACTCTCTGTTAGCAATATGTCCCTCTGCGATTTCTTCTTTAGACTGTCCATGATATGCAACAGCATGATGTTCTGATATCATCTTCTCATTAAGAATACTTCCATCTTCCATTTTGAACTGTCCAAGTATTCTGCCATACTTACCTTTACCATCTTTAACAGTGACAAGTGTTTGAATAGAACCCAAAGGTAAGTGAGACTTCACATACTCCTTTGCAGCAAGTCCATACTTCTTTTCTTCCAAGTCTCTTGTTCTAGACTCTGGTGTGTCGATACCAAAGAAGCGTATCCTCTGTTTCTTTAACCATACACCAAAGCCCAAGTCAATATCAACATCAGTTGTGTCACCATCAATGACTTTAATTATTTTACATTTATATTCATACATTTTATTTTCCTCTAATTATCCAGCGTTTACGTTTGGACTGCCAGTTGTCATAGCGCCATCATCAATCGCATCTCCAATTCTACCAACTGGTATGCCTTCTATACTCACCGTACCAGAACCAGCTAAAAGAGGAACGGCATGTGGAGCGCAAACAGGTGGAACGCCGTGATCCACTGTCATTGCACCAACAACAATTATTGGGATTCCATTTGCTTTAACTTTACCACTAGTAGCTGATGTATCAATTGTGGTTGTCGCATCACAAATATGTCCTGTATCAAGTTCATCTCCGATTCTACATACTGCTGGCATGTTATGCTAACTGGTAGAATTTACCAGTATCCCCATATCGTCTGTGGTTGTACATAGTAAAGATACTTAATCGGTTTCCAGCATCCTTACACGAAATATGAATCCAAGGGAGTCCCGAACCTGTATTCTTATATTCAAGTATTAATTGATCGTGTG